TTCCTAGAAACCGGCGCTGTATACGCTCCATACATCCCACTGATTCAGACACCATTGGTGTACGACCCAGTGAACTTCACACCACGCCGTGGCGTGATGACACGTTATGCCAAGAAGATGATCCGCCCAGAATTCTACGGCAAGATCGTCATTGGCAACTTGAACGAAGTCTAATCTTCGTCAAGAACGGGATAATCGTTCAAAACAACAAGACCCGCCGAAAGGCGGGTCTTTTTTATTATAGCAATAAAAAACCCCCGAAAAATCGGGGGTATATTTTATATCATCTTCTCCATCTAGGATGATGGTGATGATAATGATGCCAGCCGCGCCCAATATCAAACCTCCAATGAATATACATTGGAGTATAATATTCTGGATATACAACTATTACTCTTGGTCTAGAAGGTGGTGGCATTTCGCGAACTTGACCTGTAGTAGCACATCCGGTAAGCAGTAGTGCCGATGCCAATATCAATAATCCTATTAGTTTTTTCATAGTTATGCAGTTTATGCCGCAGATTTTATTACATTATAATTCCAATCCATTCTTTTCTTAACACCTGTGTTACCGGTTGTGCGATATTCGCGATGGTTAAGATACTCCTTTGCCGCAGCATCAAATTTATTTTGTGATAATAACTGCATTGTTTTTGGACCCATATCTCCTCTAAACAAAGAATTTATTATAGCGATTTTGACAGTTAATGGCATACCATCAAAATTCTTCATCTTAGATTGCGCCAGTCTAATTTTAGAACGTATATCTTTTTCAAGCAGTCTCTCTGCCTCACTGTCAGTTAATCCACGGCTATAATCTTCACCTGGCTGCATTTTATGACCATATCCAATCGTAGGACTGCCTCCTTCAAGACTTTTATGAGGAAACCATTTTTTTAATTGTTTATTATAACCACCTTTTGGATTATTTTTGCTGTTTTCAAATGCTTTAATTACATTGGCGGATTTTGATATTAATTGACTGTCACTATCTCCACCGCTTATGTCTCTAAAATCTATATTTGGTTGAGTATATGGCTTACCGGCAGCATCTGATGCGGCTTTTCCATATGCGTGATCCGCTGGTGGCATAACAAACTTAACTGGTGGTAAATCTGCTGCGACTGGTGCTTCTTTTAGTCGAATTTCACGTAGCAAATCTTTTAGTTTTATAACTCTCATATATTATTATAAATATGCCATTATACATAAAAACCATATATTTATAATAGGCGTTTTAAATAAATTTACTTTTGATATTTATAGCATATGGCAGACACATCAATAAATTATACGGTCGATCAAGATAGAGTAAGATGGCCAGGTTCTGGTTCCGCGATTACTTCTGGTAGCGGACTTACACCTTTTGGATTTTTTGAAGCAGATGCAGTTTTTCAATATGATGCTCCCGCCGCAGCAAAGTGGGCAGCAACAAGACTTGGCTATCCTATCACAGATATAGAAATGATAGACAGAAATTTTTATGCGTGCTTTGAAGAAGCCGTGTATGAATATAGCGCCCAAGTAAATCAATTTAATATTCGTAATAACATCGGAGCATTGCAAGGTACTAGCACAAATGTAAATCTTACACAAACAAATGTAGCCGCCAGTGGATTGCCACAACTTATTAGGATTGCTGAAGGGTATGGTACCGAGTTTGGAGTTGGAGGAAACGTTGATTGGAAAAAAGGATATATTGATGCCCAAGCTGGAACACAGTCATATGACTTACAATCATTATGGGGTAATGTGAGCGAAAGTTTTAATCGTATAGAAATACGTAGAATTTTTCACGAAATGAGTCCAGCGTCTGCTCGTATTTATGATCCATTTAGTATGACAGGTATGAGTTATAGCAACGTGCTAAATGAAATGGGATTTGCTGGCTATTCTCCTGCCACACAATTTTTGATGACTCCTATATTTGAAGATCTACTTCGTATGCAGGCTATTGAGTTCAATGACCTTGTGCGTAAGTCTGCTTGGAGTTTTGAAATAATAAACAACAAACTGAAGTTGTTTCCTATCCCGACATATGATTTTAGAATGCATTTTCAATACTTGGTTAAGTTGGATCGAGATGCCCAAGGAATATATAACTCTGGCTCGTACTATAGCGGATCGCAGTTAGTAAGTTCAAATACGATAGGAGATTATAGCAATGTTCCATACAACGTAATTCCATACGGAAGCATTAACAGTGTCGGTAAGCAATGGATACGCAAATATTTTCTGGCATTATGCAAAGAAGTTCTCGGAGCAATCCGCCAAAAGTATCAAACAATTCCAATTCCAGGTGCAGAAGTTACACTGGACGGTGCCGAATTGCGTCAGGAAGCTGCCGCAGAAAAAACAGATCTTATAACTCAATTAAGAGAAAATTTAGAAGCTACAGGACGCAAGGCTCAGATGGAGTTGAGAGAAGCGGAAGCACAACAAATGCAAGCAACTCTTCAAAAAATTCCACTTGGAATTTATATCGGATGATATGAAATCTATCTTCGACAACATTCTATCAAAAAACGAAAGAAGATATCTAAAGCATGTGGGTATAGGCAAGATATTGCGCCCATCTCAAATACGATACACGGGATTAGAAAGAAAATACTATTTGATGTTGAAATCTCTTGGAGTGTTTTTTGTTCCGCAATATCCACTAGAGGGTAGATATTACGACGCATATCTTCCGGATCATAATATTTTGTTTGAGTTTGATGGTTCTTTTTGGCATCCAAAATCGGAAAAAGACGCAAAATATGGATTTCAAAAAAAAGCTATCAAAGTTGATAAACTAAAAAACGAAATAGCAGAAAAAGAAGGTATTAAAATAATAAGGATTCGCGAAGAATCCCCTATAACATTGGAGGAGATGAAAAAACTTATATGGGACTAAGAGGTAGATACTTTTCACAAAGAGATTTAAATCTTGTTGCTCAATTCAATGCAGAATTGATGGGAGAAATCGTAGAAGTTTTGATTCAATTATTCAAAATTGCTCCAAACGAAACCAAGACAAACATATACGGAGAAACTGCTGCTGAAACTGGCAAGTGGTATCTTCCGGCAATACAAATATCTTCGCTTGTTGAGCGCGCAGATATGACAGCAGAATATGATGATTTTGGTCCAAGCAGAAATCAGGACTATGTATTTAAAATGCGAGAAAAAATGTTGAGAGAATTAAACTTTTATCCAGAAATTGGAGACATTGTATTATTTAATGATCGCTATTATGAAATAGACAACGTGGTCCAAGAACAATTGCTTGGAGGACAGCCGGATAAAAGTCATAGCATAATATGCAACGGACATTATACAAAGATTACATCATTGAATGTAATTGAAAGGAACGACTAATAATTTATGGCCTGGCGCGGAAACATACCTAAACCAATTATAAACAGACCATCGAATAAATTAAACAATGGTCCGGAAATGTCTGATATGAAAAAACAACCAGAAGGGTTGTTTGGTCCTCCCGTGTTTGGACCAGATTCGAGTACAGGAAATAGGGCATACAATGTAAAAAGAGACAATGATGATGGAAAAGATTTAAGCATAAAATTGATTGATATTGACGGAGCAATACTTAGTCATATGGACCAGTCTATAAATCCATCCGTCGTTGACTCTGGTCGATTGGTTAAAGTTCCAATCAATTATGCATCTCCGGAAAGATGGAAAGCGATACGAAAAGATGGCGCAATTAGAGACAAGAATGGAAAAGTACAAACGCCAGCAATGGTGTTTCGTCGTAGCGCCGTACAGAGAAATGACAACCTCATAACACTAAATCGCTATCTTCAATATCCGGTTATGAAAAAATTTAGCGAGAAAAACAAATACGATAAATTTTCTTTATTGAACAATTTTTCTCCAAGAAAAGAAATATACAGCGTGGCAATGCCAGATCACGTTATTATAAATTACGAATTCATTGTTTGGACGGAGTTGGTTGAACAATGTAATAGTATAGTTGAGGCAATAAATTTCTCTACGGAAGATTATTGGGGAGATAAACAGCGTTTTAAATTTAGAACAAGCATAAGCGATTACAATTTTGAAACAAGTGTGGATGCTGGACAAGATCGTCTAGTGAGAGCAACTTTCAGTTTGATGTGCTATGCGTACCTTTTACCGAACGGAAAGTTCGAAGGATATAAATCTACCGTTCAAAAAGCATTTACTTTAAGAAAGGTAGTATTTGGAGTAAATGAATCCACCGTGAATTTAAAAGACTTGAGTGCAGACGAGTTGACCAGAGCCGCAGAAGATCTAGCAAAAACTGGTCCAGTAACATTTGCTCCAGATATATCTCCAAAAAAGCCTAGTTTTGGCGGTATTGTGCAAAATGCAAATTATGCGTATAATGCAAATATAGCAAACATATCAAATCTTGCACTTACTGCAAGTTATGTAAATACATCAAATATTGCTGGTACATTTAACAGTATCAGTATCATTGGAGGTGGAGCTACCGGATCTTTTGCAACAAATATCGTAAATGGAGTAAATGCAGATTCTGGTTCCGTTGCTATAGATACAATTCCAATTGAATCTGGAAATGCCGCAAGATGGTTAGTATCTGTAAATGATGGAAACTTAAACTTCAAAACCACAGAAGTTGTAGCAAGCTGGAACAGTTATGCCGTCAAGTTTAATAACACAGAAGTAAATCAGATTGGTTCTGTGCCGGTGCATATGTCTGTATCTAATGTTATTTCTGGCTCTGTAAGTCTTGTCGCAACTCCTTTGTCGGGTACTTGGACGCTAAAAATGATCAGAATGATGGTATAATTTTATGGATAATTTTTTCATAGTTCAAAATGGGTTAGTCGTAAATGGAGATACCGTAATAACCGGAGGATTGAATGTTTCTGGTAGCATATCTGGCAGTAACGCTTATTTGACATCAAGTCGCGCAATTACTTCTTCGTATGCATTAACCGCTTCATATCTGGAAGGATTGGCTCAGGGAACGTCCAGCTGGGCAATAAATGCATTAACCGCGTCATATTTACTAGGTCAATCTTCAACTGCATCATATGCCGTATATGCCGAAACCGCGTCTTATGCAATAAGTACAAGTTACGCGCCAACTCCAGATGGATTAATTTCAAGTTCGTATCAGCTAAGTAATGGTGGCGGAAAGGCGTTTGATTTTACAAACAATATTACAGTAAATGAACTTACAGCTTCTGCTATTAGAAATGATCTTGTAAGCGATCTAAACATACTTGTTCAGCATCCGTATGGAATAGCATTAGGAGATATAGACGGTGAAAAGATATATTTTCAAGGAAATATAGGAAGTCCATCATTAAAGTGGTTTGATGCTGGAGGAAATAGAATAGTAACGTTAGGAAACCACGACGCTTCTGGTTTTTATTATGATGTGGATGATACACTGGCTACGGGCCACGTTTTTAAGGTATCATCTCAACCATATACAAATATAGTTACTATCAAGGCATCTGGTGTTGATATTGTTGGCGATCTTAACGTATCAAGTGGAGCAATAACCGGATCATTGCACGGAACGGCAAGTTATTCCGATAATGCGCTCAGTTCTTCATATGCTGTAACGGCAAGTTATGCGTTAAGTTATAGTGGCACAAGCGGAACCGACGGAAGCAGTGGCACGTCTGGTACAAATGGTACAAACGGATCCAGTGGCACAAGCGGAACCGACGGCAGCAGTGGTACGTCTGGTACAAATGGTACAAACGGATCCAGTGGTACGAGCGGAACCGACGGCAGCAGTGGCACGTCTGGTACAAACGGATCAAGTGGTACGAGCGGAACCAACGGCAGCAGTGGCACGTCTGGTACAAATGGTACAAACGGATCAAGTGGTACGAGCGGAACCAACGGCAGCAGCGGTACGTCTGGCACAAATGGTACAAACGGATCAAGTGGTACGAGCGGAACCAACGGCAGCAGCGGTACGTCTGGCACAAATGGTACAAACGGATCCAGT